TGTCCGGCCTCTCGCTCAAACCCCGCGATCCGGGCGGCTACATGCCCTATCGCGATGACTGACCCGAATGGGTGACCGAAAGTGACCGGCATCTCGTTATCTCTCTACACGTGTACGCGCGCAGGCGCGAGCGGTTAACGAGAAACGGGTCACCTTCGGTCACCAGATGCCAAAAACACATGGAGTGACTAATGAACACAATGACCATCCTCGCCCTCGATCTGGGCATCCAAACGGGTTGGGCACTGGCCTGCCGCGACGGCGGTATCACCAGTGGCAGCCAATCCTTCAAACCCCAACGCTTCGAAGGCGGCGGCATGCGCTTCCTGCGATTCAAGCGCTGGCTCACCGACATCAAGCAGTGCAACGACGGCATTGACCAAGTCGTCTTCGAAGAGGTCCGCCGCCACGTCGGTGTCGACGCCGCCCACGCCTACGGCGGCTTCATGGGCCAGTTGACCGCCTGGTGCGAGCACCACCAGATCCCGTACCAGGGCATTCCGGTCGGCACGATCAAGAAGCACGCCACCGGCAAAGGCAATGCCAGCAAGAACGAGATGGTCACATCTGCCCGCGCCCGTGGCCATGCCCCGGCAGACGACAACGAGGCTGATGCCATCGCCTTGCTCTACCTGGCCCGTGAGATGGCATCGGAGGGGGTGTGACATGAAAGTGCCGCAATACCGCTACCGCTGCCCCTTGGGCAATCTGCAGCCGACCACGCCGGATCTGGACGCAGTCAAACGCGAGGGCTGGCGCAACGACCACCTCCTGGTGGTATCCGAGCACGACGACCGGCTGGACTGGGTCGAAAAGCAGTTTGTACGCAGGCTCGGCGAGCGTCTCTACGGGGATGGAGGTAAGCGCCATGACTGAGATCCGAACCGAATGGACCGTGGAGGACGTGGCAGCCCGCTTCGCTGAGGCGGCCGAGACAGCACACAAGCTGCCCCGGGTGCGCCCGGGTGGGTACTTCAACCCCTGGATGACGCTGGCCCTCCAAGTGCCTGAGCGCTATCCCGATCCCGAACGGCTGTACCGACCCATGCCGCCCAGTCCCCAAGCCGTTGAGCGGATGCTTGAGACCATGCGCTGGGTGCATTGGCTGGAGGTGGAGCAGCGGCATCTGGTGTGGATGCGTTCAAACCGTTATCGCTGGGAGCAGATCGGTCGGAGGTTTGCCTGCGCAGCCCGCACCGCTCAGCGCCGCTTTGATGCTGCCATCCATCTGGTCACTCTGCACCTAAACCAAGGCCATTGACTGAAGTCGCGGCAAGTTGATGGCTCGCGCGGGGTGACGCGGGATGGTTATGACGGATGCCAAAACACTCCCTGTCGCGTTTTACCCGGTTTCGGCCTACAGTTTCAGCTATGGTCAGGACAGCGGTGTGGGCAGCGGGTGTGATCTTCAGATCGCAGCCTCCCACCCCAACAGATGCGAATCGATGCGAACCCATGATGGCTGATGCCAATCTGGTGATTGCGAAGCCCTGCGGAAAATCGATGGGTCCTTCCTGGCCAAAACGGTATGCGGGGGGCAACAGCGCGAGATTTCGATAGCGACTGCCTTGAAAAACAGGTTACCACCCGGCCAGGTTACCGGCCTGTGGTTACCACCGTCCCTGACAGTTACCACCCCCTGAATATTTCCAACCCGCCCGGCGGCAACGCTCGGCGGGTTTTTCAATTCCATGACGCCAAACCTGCAGATCGAATACCGCCCGATCGATGCGCTGCTGCCCTACGCGCGTAATCCGCGCACGCACTCGCCGGCGCAGATCGCCAAGATCGCAGCCAGCATCGTGGAGTTCGGCTGGACTCAGCCCATCCTGATAGATGGCGACAACGGGATCATCGCGGGCCATGGTCGCCTGGCGGCGGCGCGCAAGCTCGAACTGGGCGAAGTGCCGGTGATCGAGCTGGGTCATTTGAGCCCAGCACAAAAGCGCGCTTACGTGATTGCCGATAACCGCCTGGCCCTGGATGCTGGATGGGACGATGAGCTGCTGGCGCTGGAGCTCTCGGAGTTGTTCGAGGCAGGGTACGACCTGCTGCTGACCGGCTTCGAGGATGACGAGCTGGCCAAGATGCTGTCTGATCTTGGTGCCGGGGAAGCGCAAGCGCCGGATGAGGATCCGACCAGCGAAGAGGACGACGATGTCCCGGAGCCACCTTGCCAACCGATCAGCCGTCTTGGTGATGTCTGGCAGCTGGGCCCGCACCACCTGATCTGCGGTGATGCCTCCGACCCGGTCGCCGTCGCCACCCTGATGCAGGGGGAGCAGGCGAGCCTGTGCTTTACCTCACCACCCTACGGCAACCAGCGCGACTACACCTCCGGTGGCATTGCGGACTGGGATGGACTGATGCGCGGCGTGTTCGCGCAGCTGCCCATGGCTCCCGATGGCCAGGTGCTGGTCAACCTCGGGCTGATCCACCGCGACAACGAGTTCATCCCGTACTGGGACCAGTGGCTTGACTGGATGCGAAACCAAGGCTGGCGGCGCTTTGCCTGGTACGTCTGGGACCAAGGTCCGGGCATGCCCGGTGACTGGCAGGGACGCCTGGCACCGAGCTTCGAATTCATCTTCCACTTCAACCGACAGACTCGCAAACCGAACAAGACGGTGCCCTGCAAGTTCGCTGGCCAGGAAACCCATCTGCGCGCCGACGGGTCATCCACCGCCATGCGCGGCAAGGACGGCCAGGTCAACGGTTGGACGGCAGCCGGTCAACCGACGCAGGACCACCGCATACCTGACTCGGTGATCCGGGTCATGCGCCACAAGGGAAAGATCGGCCAGGGCATCGACCACCCCGCAGTCTTCCCGGTGACGCTACCTGTGGAGGTCATCGAAGCCTACACGCAGGAAGGTGAGATCGTCTTCGAACCCTTCGGCGGCAGCGGCACCACGCTGATGGCCGCGCAGCGCACCGGGCGCATCGGCCGTGCCGTCGAGATCGCGCCTGAGTACGTCGATGTGGCGCTGATCCGTTTCCAACAGAACTTCCCCGGTGTGCCGATCGCCCTGGCCGCCACCGGCGAACCCTTTGAGGTCGTCGCTGCCCAGCGACGAGAGAGCCATGCAACTGTCTGAACATTTCGAACTGGCGGAGTTCCTGGTCTCCGAGACTGCGGCTCGCCGTGGCATCGCCAACGAACCCACGCCGGAGGTCATCGAGAACCTTCGTCGGCTGTGTCAATCGGTGCTCGAACCCCTGCGCGTGAAGCTGGCTCGGCCGGTGGTGATCACATCCGGCTACCGGTCGCCAGATCTCAACCGTGCCGTCGGCGGCAGCAAGACCAGCCACCACATGCAAGGACGCGCAGCCGATCTCATCGTGCCGGGGCTGTCGCCCTTGGCCGTTTGCCAGACCGCGCAGCAGATGAAGCTGCCCTGCGTGCAGATCATTCACGAGTTCGGGCGTTGGGCGCATCTCGCGGTGGCCTTGCCGAGCGAGCGAACCCAACTGCTGACGGCCAAGCTGGCGCAGGGCAAGACGGTCTACGAACCGGGGTTGGTCCATGTCTGAACCTTGGCTCTCCACCCATATCGAGCGCTGGCCGACAGAAAAGCTGGTGCCCTACGCCCGCAATGCCCGTACCCACTCCGAGGCGCAGGTGGCGCAGATTGCCGCCTCCATCGTCGAGTTCGGTTTCACCAACCCGATCCTTGCCGGCTCCGACGGCGTGATCGTCGCAGGGCACGGTCGCTTGGCCGCTGCCCAGAAGCTGGGATTGGACAGCGTGCCGGTGGTCGTGCTCGATCACCTGACCCCGACCCAGCGCCGCGCACTGATCATCGCGGACAACCGCATCGCCGAAAACGCCGGCTGGGACGACGCCATGCTGCGCGTCGAATTGCAGTCGCTGCAGGAAGATGGCTTCAACCTGGACATCACCGGTTTCGATGCTGACGCCCTGGCCGAGATCATGGCGGGCGAGGAGACCACGGTCGACGGTCAGACCGACGACGATGCCGTTCCCGAGGTACCGGTCACGCCGATCTCTAGACCAGGGGATGTCTGGGAGCTGGGCAACCACCGCCTGGTGTGCGGCGACGCCATCGACCCGGCAAGCTACGACGCGCTGATGGCCGATGCTCAGGCCGACATGGTGTTCACCGATCCGCCGTACAACGTGGACTACGCCAACAGCGCCAAGGACAAGATGCGCGGCAAGGACCGCCCGATCCTGAACGACAACCTGGGAGACGGCTTTTACGACTTTCTGCTGGCCGCGCTGACTCCGATGCTGGAACGCTGCGCAGGCGCCACCTACATCGCCATGTCGTCCAGCGAGCTGGACACGCTTCAGCAGGCCTTTCGCGCTGCTGGCGGCAAGTGGT